ATTACCATGCCTATTATTGAATCTTACAATAACGCTGTTAACTTTTTTGCAACTGCTAAGAACAAGGAGAATGGTAAACCAATCTTGTCTTTCGCTCGTATGTTTCAGAGAGGGGAGGACTATACAATTCATATCGGTAGTCTATTGATTGCTAAAATATCACCTGACAATACGTTGGAGTATTGTGCGTCGTTAGATGAATATCGCAATGTGCATACGACGATCTCATCGTCTCTGGATAGAGTAATAGATGTCAAGTCAATACGTGTAGGTAAGAACAAGTATCGCATAGGCCATGTCAAATGGCTTGGGCGTATCAAAACTCCGTGGGGTTCCGAGACACATAACTGGCAGAAGCTACGGAGTGAAGGGCAGGAGTATTTCCAAGGTGTAAAGATTGATCTTCACTCAGGTGAGGTTATTAATCCACGTGCCGATATGTCAGCCACAATCAACCCAGAGAACCGTAAGACATGGTTACGTGCCCTTCGTTCGTTTAAGAATGGCATACATGTGCGGCAGAAACTTGGTGTGTTTGATGGACTAATCAATGAGATGCAGCTTGCGAACGCTAACAGGTGGGATCATCGGACTTCGTTTACAGGTGACAAGATAGATATACTTGTTCGTAATATGAAGAACGGCACATTTGAAGATGATCTAATGCGCTTGTTCGTGCGCTATACAAGAGGTCAGATATACGGACAGATACGTGGTGAACACGTATCCAAGATGGCGTTTGTTTTACTTAAAGATATGAGTGTCCCGCTTCGTCGGGAGTTCGAGGTCTTTGAAGATGCCTAGCGAGATATACGTCCGCAAGAGAACTAAAAATTCAGCACGCTATCAAAAGTTTAAGGAGAAACTTGCTGCCGATCCAGTGTTTAAAGCACAATATCTTGAGAAGCAAAGGATAAAAAATGCTGAGGCTAGACACAGAGCAAAGGAAGGTGAACCGCCAGAAGAAAAAGCCCGTAGGTTACAACGGGCTAGAGAAGCTATTAGCAAAGCAGTTACGGAAGCTAACGCGCGTCGTCGTCTTGAACGATTGGCGAACGCTAAGGAGAAAGGGAAGTCTGGAAAGAAAGCTAATAAGTTTACGGATAAAACCACAATAGGTAATGGCAAACGCAAGCCCGGACGATTGTTAGTATTGCTAGGATGGAGAGGATTCTAATGAGAAAAGTAATCCTATTAGTAATAGTTAATGTTGCTATCACATTAGCATTTGCGTCGGCGCAGACTGTGTATTATAATAACATGCGCGGATCGCCGCAGACGTTTACTTATCTGGACTCAAATGGAAATTTTGCAGGGGACAGTGTTCAGATAGGTAATATCGTGACGTTTCACGATGCAAATGGGAACATGGTTGGTAGTGGCGTAACAACGTCACCACTATCCGCACCTCCCGCCATAGAGTATCGCGGCGATGAGTAGGGTAGTGGCATTAGTTATCGTTATGTCATCACTAACAGGATGTGCATACCGATTAGACACCAATGGATATTATTCCAAAGGTGGTAAGCAACGCGCTGTCCAGTGCGTAGAAGAAAGCGCAACATATGTGCGCTGTCATAATGTTGGAGAGGCAAAATGAACGAACAGAGTTTAAGTGAAATTTTAAACCGGGTTGAGGATGAAATGCTTTACGATCCACCTCCCGCACCAGCGGCAAATAAGTTTAAGATTCCAAAACCACAGGTGCAAGCACAGCCACAGGTTGCTGAAGGAGTAAAGGACGATCAAGATAAACTCCCTTGGTATTTATTACCATCTGATGCTGTAGATGATGTGCTTGAGGTTCTGCAATACGGTGCAACTAAGTATGGCGACCGTAATTGGGAGCAAGGCATGTCGTGGAGTCGCCCTTTCTCTGCGTTGATGCGCCATATGTGGTCTTGGTGGCGCGGTGAAACGTATGATCAAGAGAGTGGCAAGCCTCATCTTGCCCATGCAGCGTGTTGTATTTTGTTTCTGTTAGCATATGAGCGTAGAGGCGTAGGCGTAGACGACAGAGTTAAATAATAACCTGCTGGGGCTTCGGCCCCGGCCTTCCTCTGGTGCAAAAATGAACAGAAGGTATATGGATGTGAGTAGTATGTATCCAACGGGCGCAATCCCTCCATCAATGTCAAGCGGAATGATATCTACAACTGCTCCATCCAATCACTTGGAAGTAAGGGGTAGCTTAAAGATAAAAGATCAAGAACTAAGAGCGGGGGATATAAAAGAACTAAAGATAATGCTTGAGTTTCTTAGACATGCAATCGTGACTGACCCAAAATTAAATGAACTATGGATAGCATACCAAGCAAAAGAAAAGATACTGAGGTGATACGTGGACATCGTGACAATAGACTTCGAGACTTATTACGACAAAGAATTTTCGCTGTCGAAGATGACAACGGAAAACTATATACGTGACCCGCGCTTTGAAGTTATCGGAGTCGGTGTCAAAGTTAATGATCACCAGACTGATTTCTATTCTGGCGATAACGTAGGGAGGTTTCTCAATTCTCTAGACTATAGTAAGCGCGCAATACTTTGCCACAATACAGCGTTTGATGGCTTCATCCTGTCGCATCACTTTGGTATCAAGCCAAGGTTCTGGCTGGACACACTGTCTATGGCGCGACCTAAGCATAGCATCACTGTCGGTGGTTCACTCAAAGCCCTGACAGATTACTATTCCATAGGTGTCAAAGGCGATGAGGTTATCAATGCACTTGGCAAACGGCGCGCAGACTTTACGTCTGACGAGTTGTCACGTTACGCATCTTACTGCTGCAATGACGTAGAGATAACCTACAAGTTGTTTATGGAACTGCGCCGTAGGTTTCCTGCGTCCGAGTTGCGTATCATTGATCAGACATTACGCATGTTTGTCGAACCACAACTGGTTCTTAATAAACCGCTACTAGAGAAACACTTAGAGAATGTAATCAATAAGAAGGCTTCGCTTGTCGAGGCGCTTGGCTTGGACTGCACTGAGGACGAAGCAAAGAAGATGCTTATGTCCAACGAGAAGTTTGCTAGTTATCTTGAGAGTTGTGGTGTTAGTGCGCCACTCAAAACCAGCCCTACTACAGGTAAAGCCACGTATGCTTTTAGTAAAACAGATCGTGGGTTCACTGACTTATTAGAACATCCAGATGAACGTGTCCAAGCGGCTGCGGCTGCGCGCCTTGGCGTTAAGTCTACACTAGAAGAGACACGGACCCGTTCGTTGATAGGTGTCGCAGAGCGTGGGCCTTTACCTATCTTGCTCAACTATTACGGGGCGCACACTGGTCGTTTCAGTGGTGGCGACAAGATGAATTTGCAGAACCTCCCACGTAGCGGCGCATTGCGTCGGTCTTTATGTGCGCCGGAAGGTAAGATGCTTATCGCTTGTGACTCCGCACAGATCGAGGCACGTGTTGTGGCATGGGTGGCACAGCAAAATGATTTGCTTGGTGCTTTCCGTGGGAAGCGCGATGTCTATTCTGAGTTTGCTACAGAAGTATATGGTAGGAAAGTAACGAAGGCAGATAAGATCGAACGCTTCGTTGGTAAGACCTGTGTGCTTGGCCTTGGCTATGGCATGGGCGCTGAGAAATTCAAAGCCACACTTGCGATTGGTCAAGCTGGTTTGCGTGTCAACATAGAGTTAGATGAAGCTAGACGTATTGTCCAACTGTATCGCAGTAAGAACCATAAGATTGCATCGTTCTGGAACAGATGCAATGCGGCATTGACACATCTGATTTCCAAACAAGACTTTGCTTTAGTAGAACACACTCCCGCTATAGAACTTATCGACGATGGAATTAAACTACCTAACGGTTTAGCCATTCGATATCCACTACTGACTAATGCCAATGATGGCTTTGCTTATGCTGCCGATGCGCGTGTCTATCGTGAAGCAGTCAAAGACCGTGTGCTTGGTAAAGATTTAAACACAGATAAATTTATTCGTGTGTATGGAGGTAAAGTAACAGAGAACCTAGTCCAAGCATTAGCTCGAATAGTAGTAGCAGAGCAGATGATAAAGATTGGTGAGCGATATAAGGTCGTGCTCCAAGTGCATGACGAAGTTGTTATCCTGTGTGACAAAGAAGAAGTAGATGAAGCTAAGGCATACATGCTGGAGGTTATGTCTACACCACCAACATGGGCACCGGATTTACCAGTAGCATGTGAGGCAGATCATGGAGAAAACTATGGCGAGTGCAAGTAGTTGGGAAGAATACTTTATGGATCTCGCTCGTAAGATATCTGAGCGATCCAAAGATCCAAGCACCAAGGTTGGGTGCGTCGTTGTTACAGAAGATAAAGTTATCGCTGCCACTGGATATAATGGCATACCCCGTGGTGTCGAGGATAAGAAAGAACGTATGAAACGTCCAGCAAAATATTTATGGACGGCCCATGCAGAGGAAAATGCTGTAGCTCACGCAGCGCGTGTGGGCGCACGGTTAAAAGGTGGATCGGCGTTCGTGACACATGAACCATGCAGTCGGTGTGCTCGTTCGTTGATACAAGCTGGCATTGTCGAGGTGTTTGTTGGTGATGGCGTAACCAAGGTGCCCGAAGAAGAGTTTGAAGTATCGCGTATTATGTTCAAAGAAGCTGGAGTAAAGGTGGTTCGTGATGGTTTTATATAGATTAGATAAAGACATAGTCAAAGAACTTAGGGAAGAGGCGACTGATCATATCGACCCTGTGCTGAAGAAGTTTAATCTAACATGGGAAGATGTGTTCAAGCATGATCGGTCGCCACTACCATCAGCAGCACGCCAAGAAATTTGTGTGCGTATTAGGACGTATCTCAAATGGTCATACCCAAAGATCGGGCGGCTATTCAACAGAGATCATGCGTCAATTCTCAATGCTGTGCGCAAGTATAAGCAGCTTAGGCAGAAACCAAAATGAACCTTAGTCATTCTTATTCATCTATTAAGTTATACGACAACTGCCCTTATCGGTATTACCATCAGCGCATAGCTAAGACGGTGGTTGATAAGGGCGGTGAAGCAAGTCAGCATGGAGAACGCGTACATAAACATCTTGAGGATAGGCTGCGTGACAAAGTTGATCTTCCTCAAGAGCTACAACATGTCGAACCTTTGGTAAATTCGTTTGAGAACTTATCCGTTGGTGGAGATATGTTTGCTGAACTTGAGATGACACTGACGAAAGACTTAACACCTACATCATGGTGGGGTGACGATGCGTGGATGCGGTCAAAGCTGGACGTATATATAATTAAGAACCAGAAAGCTGTGGTCGCAGATTGGAAAACAGGTAAACGTCGGCCTGACTTTTTTCAGTTAGAGTTGTTTGCGTTGCAAGTATTTGCGCACTACCGCGAAGTGCAGTCCGTTACGTCTAGCTTTGTCTGGCTAAAAGATATGGCTATGGACAAGCAAACGTATAGTCGCAACGATGCACCACGATTATGGGATAAGATGTTGAGTAAAGTGCAGCGCATTGAACAATCAGTGACATACGATAACTGGCCAGCTAAACCCAGTGGGCTATGCAACTGGTGTCCATGCAAAAGTTTTTGTGAATATGTGTAATGAAACTTGACATGTGTGTAAAGTGAGTGCATCATTATGGCTACACCTGAAGCGAAAATAAAGCTAAAGGTCGATAAGGCTTTGCAACAACTGAGGGTTTGGTACTTCAGTCCGCAAGCCGGTCCGTTTGGTAGAGCAGGTATCCCAGATAGGATACTCTGTGTGAACGGTCATATGGTTGGGATAGAATGTAAAGCGGATAGGTCAAAGAAACCTACCCGCTTGCAGGTAGATTGTATGCGTAAGATAGAACAAGCCGGGGGAAAATGTTTCGTTGTCTATGATGATGAGACATTAGAGGAAGCAATAGAGTATATAAAAGAGGCAATGAAATGCTTGTAGTTGAAAAGGCGAAGGCGCTTGCGCTAAAGCTGGACTACCCTGCACGTGTATTGGAAACAATACCAACGGCTAAAGTGTTGCGCCCCAACATCGTTGTGGCTCCGCACCGGCTGGATGAAGTGCGCGTGTTACGTAACCTTGGGTTTGAAGCACCATCACCTATACTGCACTACTATGATTGGCCCGGTAAGTTTAGACCGTATGAACACCAGAAAGATACGGCTGCGTTCCTCACCATCAACCAACGTGCATTGGTTCTCAATGAGATCGGCACTGGTAAAACACAGAGTGCATTGTGGGCTGCTGACTATCTGATCCAGACAGGGCAGATAAAGAAAATTCTAGTTGTCTCGCCGCTCTCTACACTAGAGCGCGTGTGGGGTGACGCTATCTTCTTTGGTTTTCCTAACCGTAAAGCTGTTGTGCTGCATGGGACAGCGGATCGACGCCGCAAGTTGCTGAACACTGAGGCTGACTTCTACATCATTAACCACGATGGCTTCCCGATTATCTCTGAGATCACCATGGGGGTGTTTGATCTGGTTATTGTGGACGAGGCTGCAGTATTACGTAACCACAGCACACAGCGATATAAAGTATTGCGTAAATGGATGGATAAAAATCCAGAGACTCGCTTATGGCTAATGACTGGTACGCCAACGCCTAATGATCCGACTGATGCGTGGACATTGGCGCGTCTAGTTCGTAGCCCGTATGTGCCCGATAGTTTCACCGCCTTCCGAGATCAAGTGATGATGAAGGTCGGAATGTATAAGTGGATGCCACGTCCCAATAGCATGGAGGTTGTTAAGAACGTCTTACATCCAGCAGTACGTTATACAAGGGATGAGTGCTTCGATCTTCCTGACACTGTAGTGCAGACACGTAAGGTTGAACTGACTGCGGACCAGAAGAAACACTACCAAGCTATGATCCGTCATTTGATTACAGAATCAAACACGGAAGCTGGCACGATCACGGCGGTCAATGAAGCTGTGAAGATGCAGAAGTTAGTACAGATTGCATGTGGCGTAGCCTATGACGACGATGGAGCGAACGTCGAACTGGATTGCTCACCACGTGTGAACATTGTGAAAGAACTTATAGAGGAGGCAGGAGAGAAGGTCATAGTGTTCGTGCCACTGACGGGCACATTGAAGATGTTAGAGCGTGAACTGTCAAAGCATTGGACTGTCGGAGTCGTCAACGGTTCTGTTAGTTCAAACAAGCGTAACGAGATATTCCATAACTTTCAGAATGAGCAAGACCCGCGTGTGTTGATTGCGCATCCAGAAACAATGGCTCATGGGTTGACGCTTACATCTGCAAGCACTGTAATCTGGTACGGCCCGATTACAAGCAACGAACAATATGTTCAGGCTAATGGACGGATTGAACGTATTGGTAAACGTCATGTGTCTAACGTAATCCATATCGAAGGCACTGACCTAGAGCATATGATGTATAAACGACTAGCCAACAAACAAAAACTGCAAGGGTTATTACTAGACTTAATACAACAAGAAACACGATAAGAGGTAAGGCAATGGATATCACGGTGGAACAGGTCATATCGGCCTATATGAAACTGCGTGCGCAGAAGAAAGCTATCGAAGCGGAAGCAGAAGCAAAGACCAAAGAACTCCAAGTAAAGATGGAAAAGTTTGAAGTATGGGTAAGAGAGAAGGCAAATGAACAGGGGGTAACATCATTCAAGACCAACGCTGGTACTGCGTTTATAACCACGACGGATTACGCCAACGTATCCAACTGGGATGCAGTACTGGATTTTGTTAAGACCAATAGTGCTTTCGATATGCTTGAACGCCGCGTGAGTAAATCTGCGGTGCGGAGCTACATCGACGCACACAAACAAGTACCAGCAGGTGTCGATTATGGCACACGCTTGTCAGTAAATTTCCGTAAACCAGCAGCTAAGGCAGAGTGAGGATAACATGAGCAACTTAATTCCAACTAATCTTAAAGTTCCTGCACATATTGCAGCACGCATGAACCAGCCTTCGTCACTTGCGAAGGCTATCATGGGCGGTATCGGTGGTGGCGGTGAGTCGTTCCCACGTATCTCTATCAAAGGTAGCCGCTTCCGTATTAAGGACGGCGATGCTGAGACTGTACTAGATACGACGGCGCTTGACGTTATCACAGTCGGTGCTAACCCGCATCCATCAAAGACATACTACGCCTCTGACTGGGATCCCAACGCCGATGCTTCTGCACCAGACTGCTATTCACTTGATGGTATCAGACCAAACGTAGATAGCAGCGCACCACAGAATGACATCTGTGCAACGTGCGAGTGGAACAAGTTTGGTTCTGCTAAGAACGGTCAGGGTAAACGCTGCGCTGATAAAAAGCGATTGGCTGTTGTTGCTGCCGATGATCCTAATGGCCCAATCTATTTGCTGGAAGTAACTGCGACCGCAATGAAGAGCCTCAACGTATATCAGAAAGAACTGATCATGCGCGGCATGGGACCAGAGGTTGTACGTACACGTGTATCGTTCGACACAAATGCAACGTATCCCAAACTGCAGTTTGGCTTTGGTGGTTTCTTAGATGAAGAAGCAATGGAAGCAGTAGCGCCACTGTTTGGTTCTGACAAAGTTAAGGAAATCACAGGTGAATCAGTTGTCTCTGCACCAGTAGCAATCCCAGTGGTTAAGGAAACGCCTAAGCCTGTGCTTGTGAAAACAAAAGAGCCAGAGGTTGTTGACTCAAGCGAAGATGAGCCTGAGATTAAACCTATTCGTGGCTTTGGCGCAACGAAAGTTAAAGCAACTACGCAAGAGCCAGCTAAACCAAAGGTTGTATCGAAGGCTGCTCCTGCAAAGGTAGAATCTGCAAACGATATCGCTGATGAGATTGCTAATCTGTTAGGAGAAATGGATGCTGACGACGCTTAACTTCGAGAAAGTCGAAGTGCTGCGAAGGCATCTGATGTTAACAACTACAGAGATGGCTGAAGTGTTCGGAGTGTCGCGTATAACATATTATAATTGGGTAAATGGTACGCCACTCCGAGCAAAAAATTTAGCCAATGTTAAGAAAGTAATCCGTAAACTAGTGGTAATTGTGAAAGAACATAACTGGCCTACAGAGGAAGTACGCCAGTTAGATCAGAAGCAGCGACTACAAAGATTGCTTGCCCTACTAGAGCAGCACACGTAGAATGAAAAGTTCGGGGAGGTGATTCCTCCCCGCCTCAAACAACCGGGGATAATAACATGAATACGTTGGATTTTCTCCGACGCGTCTTGCCGTCGCAAGGGCCGTATGTTGCTCTTGCTATTAAAGATAAAAAGGTAAGGCAGCAATTTGTTGATTCTATTGAAGATTTAGATACGGTGGTCAACAAGATCAGTGCCGCTGGTCTTAATGCTTATTATGCTGTCGCATCTTTTATTACAAAAGATAATGGAAGAAAACAAGATAATGTGGGTAGTCTTAAGTCATTATACCTAGATATAGATTGCGGTGAAGATAAACCATATAAGACGCAGCGTGATGGCGTAGCAGCACTAGTGAGGTTTGTTAAGGAATCAAAGTTACCAAAGCCACTAATCGTATCATCTGGTAATGGTCTTCACGCATACTGGGTACTGGATAGAGAACTAACAAAGAACGAATGGCAACCACTTGCTAATGCTCTGAAGAACGCAACGCAGCAATTAAAGTTTGATGTCGATCCATCTGTCCCTGCTGACAGTGCGCGCGTACTAAGACCTATAGGGACTGTCAACACTAAAGGTGGTGAAATAGTAAACACCTTATTAATAAATGAAGAGACACACAACGTAGAACATATTGATAGTTTATTGCAGCCGTATCGTACCTCTTCTATATGTATAATACCATCTAAGCCACATGCCCCACTAGTTGACCTTAGCACAAAGACAGAGTTCCCACCTACCAACCACATGGTAGTGGCTGAGAAATGTCAGCAAGTGCAGTGGGCAATAACCCACCAGAATAAAGTATCTGAGCCTTTATGGTATGCCTTGATTGGAGTGGCTGCGCATTGCGAGAACCCAGAACAAGTTGCAGTTGAGTGGAGTCAAGGTCATCCTGATTACGACTACGATAAAACTATAGCCAAGTTAGAGCATTGGAAGAAGTCTACGACAGGACCAACGACCTGTTCTAAGTTCAAAGACTTACGCCCCAGTGGTTGTAATAAATGTAAATTTGAAGGTCGGATCAATTCACCGTGTCTATTAGGTCTGCAGAATCCGGCCACTGAGATACCAGAGGATGCACCCGATGAAGTGGCGCGTTCTGTTCCTATGCCACGTGGGTATAAGTACACTGGTAATGGGATTAAATATAATCTAGACGGCACTGACATAGACATCTGCCCGTTCGCTATATACCCAGTTAGTTATGGCCGTGATGAAACTCTGGGCTATGAGACAGTACGGTTTAAGTGGGACCGTCAGCATGTTGGATGGCAACCATTATCGTTTCGTCAAGCCTTCCTTGCCGATGGCAGTTTAGAATTTGCAAAGACCATAGCAGATCAAGGCATTGTCCTGCTGAACAAGAACGTAACAGAGAAGTTCCAGATGTTCCTACGCGGCTACATGAACGAACTACGTAAGATACGTACGATGACAAACCTTCATGCCTCAATGGGTTGGAAGGAGAATCATACGCAGTTCTTGATTGGCGACACTATCTTTCGTCGTGATGTTGATGGCACTGTATCAGAAGAGCAAGTAACCGTAGCACAGACATCAAACCGTACAGCCACAGAATTATACACCACTGCTGGCGACTTAGAGAAATACATCAGCTTCACATCTGTAATAGACAAGGCCAAGCTACCCATCCAAGGATGGGCCATGCTCATCGGTATGGCTGCGCCATTGTTCGAGTTCACCGGCATCAAGGGTATAACCATCAACCTATACGGTCCAAGTGGGTCTGGTAAATCTCTTGCACAGCTTATGCTTCAGTCTGTCTGGGGTAATCCAGACGCTCTGCACTACGCATCCAAGTTCACACAGAACGCACTCTATGCACGGATGGGTCTTTACAACAACTTGCCTATGACCATTGACGAAACCACGACAATGGCAGCTAAAGATATTGGCGAGTTCCTGTACGATGTGTCGCAGGGTAAAGAGAAAGCACGACTTGCACGCACAACCGAAGAGCGACAATCAAAGACATGGAGATTGCCATGTGTTACGTCGTCAAATAAATCCATGAGTTCCATGCTCATGTCATCTGGGCTGGAGTCCGATGCGCAAATGATGCGCCTCTTTGAAGTGACTGTACATTCTCATCCGCTGTTTGTTGCTGACACCGAAGCTGGCAAACGTATCCATACTTTTGTGACGACCAACTATGGTATGCTTGGCAGAGAGATCATACGCAAACTTATGGAGTACAGTGCTGACGAACTAAAGCTGATCATTGAAGCCCACCGAATAGAGTTCATGCAGAAGTACCAATGCAAGTTCGTCGGCAGTGAGCGGTTCTGGGAACAGACAATTATCCTAGCCGATCTTATTGGCAAACTGGCTATTGAGTGGGGGCTGATCCGCTTCGACTATACCAAATGCACTGAGACTGTTGTCAGACAACTGGGTATGGTTCGTAAGAATGTGCAGGATAATGCAATAGATACCTTTGATCTGATCACAGAATACTTAAACGATAATAGTGATACATCAGTAACAGCCATGCACACATCTGGCAGTAAGGTGTACGTTGATACAACTAGACTACCAAGAAGTGACGTTCGTATTCGCTACGATCTATTCCGTAAAACCCACTCTGATCCGTTTGAGAAAGGCGTTGTCTTGCTGGATCGTGCGCACTTTAAACGCTGGCTTGCCACCAATGGCGCTGATATCCGTAACGTATTGCAAGACATCATTGCTGCTGGTGTAGATGCGACACCTAGTATTAAGAAGGCTTACCTTGCCAAGGATACATCCATTAAGCTAGGTCAGACATATGTGGTTGGTATTAACCTCAAACATCCACGGCTCGAAGGCATCCTAACGGATAAGGATGACGCAGTAATCGAAGCTGATTTAGCTGGATTGACCGTAATTAAAGGCGGGAAAGCGGATTAATCTTCCGCTTCCTCCATACCCTGCGTAGTCTTGAACTGCTTACGATACTGCTGCTCCCTACGAAGCTGCTGCTTTGGCGCACTGGTTAGCGTACCCATGTTGGATGCTGTAAACCCAACGCGTTTCTTAGATTGCTGAAGCGCAAGCCAGTCAGCACGAGCCGCCGTAAGAGCGGCGCTATCACCACTACGTTTAGCTTCTGTGTATTGGCGTCTGATCTGCGTCGTACGGTCAGCAAAGTATTTATCAAACTCATACATGTCTTGGCGTGTACGCTTGACATCTTTCATCGTGCTCGTCGTAAAGCCAAGCGTCTGAAGGAATGAGTCGAAGAACGTAAACTCCTCTGCCGATACAACAAGATCGCCATTGCGTCGAGTCACGCCCTTATCAAAGGTTTCACGATAGGCGCGCATTGCGCTCTTGATACCATTGGGCATCATCGCTTCGATAGCTTTATAGAGTTGGCCTTCAGTGTAATACTTGTAACCGTCTGCAAAGCTGGCAGCGGTACCGAATAGCGGACCGCCAAGACCCACGACAGATTTAGCGAAAGCATCACGGCCAGCGAAGTCGAGATCAGTGTAAGGCGCTGGTGAGAAGACGTTGTTCAATCCAAGTTGTGAACTGACATCGACACCAAGGCCAGCCGGTACACCGTTGAGAATAAAGTCAGCTAGTCTGTCGTTACCAAGGATGCGCCGTAAGAAGCGTTCCTCATTCACTGGTTCATCCGGCGGTCCGAAGATCGCAGCAAGAATGTAGGACACAGCACCAGCCAATGGCAGACCAAGAGCGCCAGTGACCAAGGCCGTTTGTCCTAGTACATTGCGGAGAACTGCGCGGCCTAGTTTACGTTCATCTTCAGAAGCGCCAGCAAATGCAGCATGAGCGTTCTTGATTAACAGTGAGGCTTGCATAAGCTGGAATTTACGGAACTGCAGAATGACCTTGCTGAACGAGAACGAGTTGAACAAGCGTGGTGCATTGATACCGGAGTAGTCACCTTGCGTGTCACTGATAACCTTAGCAGCATAATCAAACGCAGCTTGCTCCGACATATTATCAGCACGTGCAAGACGGTACGCAGCCAATCCCGATGATACACGGTTGATAACTTCGATCTGTCGTGTCGCAGCCGTAAGTTTCTGGAGAACACGTTGGAGTGAGCGGTTTGGACCCGGTGTTTGGTTGGCTTCCCAGTAACCAAGGTCGTAACCCATACCAATATCTAGCAAGCCATTGTCACGAAGAGCTTCAAGCAGTTTAATTTCTTCTGCTGAGTAGGCTTTACCATCTGGCTTCTTTAACTTTGTCAAGTCAAAATCACCAGAGAAGAATTGTTTAAGGGCTGGCATAACGCCGCCCGTAGATTTGGCAAACGAGTACGCCATCTCACGATACGTATTATTGATGGCGCTTGCAGTACGTCCATACCCAAACTTCGCAGCCATGTACGGAAGGCTGAGCATGTAAGTCTGAGAACCGTTGAGGATGTAGTAACGTGGCAGCGTTAGCAGCGTCCACACAGAATTGTATCTGAGCAGCGTGTCTTGAAGCGGAGTGGGTTGCGTGCCAATGCCAGCGACATGGCGACCCATCACTTCATTGTAAGCACGCATACGATCTTCGCGTGTAGAAGCGCCATCACTTGCACGTGCGTCTATGCTCATCTGGCGTAGAGCGCCAGCGATCTCTGGCTCAAAATTCATAGACCCGATGAAGTGCGCATTGGCTACGCCATTGACAGAGAACGCGCGAAGCATGTCATCGAAACCGGCTACGCCTTTACGTGCAAGCTGATGACGACGGGCGCTATTCTCAGCCAACATACCGACGTACAGATCCATGATGAATGAGTTGATAACAGCAAGTTCTTTCTTACCGAATCCAGCTTCTTCACTGTTCTCAATAATAGACTTGACTTGTTGCATCGCCATCCATGCAGGAGCTTGAATGGCTCCATAAAACTTCTGCTTCTGGAAAGCATCCGTTGTCATACCGGGGAACTGAGTTTTGATCTCACGCTCTTTACGCTTCGCTTCTCCAAGTGAGTCAGAGAAGATAACGATGTAGTCGTCAGGGTTAGCCTCAAGCTCTGCTATCTGCTGTGCATGGTTGGCGTCACGATCCTCGACGGGCAATGCTTCCAATGCGCGAAGGCGCGCAGACTTGGCGACTGTGACATAATTGCCAAAGCGAGATAGCGCAGCATAAGGGCCACTGCGCTCTTTCAGGTAAGAGTCAAGCAGCTTCAAGCGGTTAGCAGCTTCTTGCTGCAGCCGAGCCTTCTCTTCTTGAGGCAGCGATTCGTACTCTGGGCCAGTCAAGCCAGCACGAACTTGCTCCTCAATCGAAGCGCGCATCTTGCGCATGTCTTTGTAGTTCTTTTCAAAGACAGCGGACACAACCTTCTTTGCATTATCTGGCAACGCATTGTATTGCGCTTGCATCTGCGGGTCGATAGTCACTGGATCAGCAAGCCACGATGGTTGGAAACCCCACGCTTGTCTAAGTGTACTGTCAGATAAGAACTGGTTAACTTGTTTATACGCAGCGCCAAGATCACCCGTCTGTTTCATCACTTCATCGACTTCGCGTTTAAGCTGTTCGATCAGAGTGTTGCGCTTCTGGATACCGTCGAAATACTGGCGTGCCGTAGGTAGGAGCGGACTAATCCAATTGATCAAGTCGCGGGAGAACGACATGAAGTACGCGCCCTTCAACGAGAAGTCGCGGATATTATAAGCAATGGTGTATGCCATGTCCTGCAATGGAGCAGGGACTGTTGTCTCAATAAAGTTATCTATGCGTGCGTTTGCTGCAGCATTTTCTTCTGGCGTGATCTGAGTCACGACATCTTCAGATAACTTGGGTTCAAGATCATTTACTAATTTATCAGATACTCCACTGCCGGGAGGAGGTGGCGGTGGAACGATATCCTCGTTGAACTTTGGCGCACCCATTCGATCAAGGAACGCGGAGATAGATTGCTCTGGCAGGCCAGCGGTACGGCCAGCAGCGTAAAGTTTTTTCAATCTATCAGCGAGGCGCTTGAAGAATTTCTCTACGAGCGTGAGCGGTTTTGCCTGTGTAGTGGCCCACTTAGCAGTCTGATCTGCGAACCATTCATTGAAGCCAAGCCAGTACTCTAGCTTATCACCAACAGATGTCTGCATGAATGGCGATTCACCCGGCGCACTACGTAGCGTATCCTTTACCATTTGCGATGCACGAAGCGCAGAGACTAGGGTCTTGATCGAAGTACCTTTAGACTGCGCAAGAGCACTCTTAAGAAGAGCAGCGGTCTTTGTTTTTTCCTGTCGTACAGTAGCAATATCTAAATTAGATACCGCCTGTAATCTACGCAGGATGGATTCATTAACAGCGTTGAACGCAGTTTTATCTACGCCGACCTTGGCTAAGAACTTATTGTAATCATTAATGATAGCAGCGACTTCAGCATCAGAGGCTTTGTTCAGCAGGACGCGTTCTACAGAGTGTCCAATTTCATGGGACATAATCTCTAAGGCGCGAACATACTGCCGAGAATCTAATGAACCTTCTGATTTAAGGAAAACTAGAATCGTGCCATCACTTAGTAGTGTATTGTTTCCATACGCAGACGATCTATTTACATTGGCGAGTTCAGTGTAAAACCTTCCATGTTGCGCTGTGGAAACACCAAGTGCCGCAGGAGAACTCTTTGTGTAAGCCTTTACGTTCTCATCATTAACCACACCAAAGAACACAGGTACGTCAGACAAACCAACAGTTTGCCACAACGTCGCAAATGTATTGGCAATACGTGGATCAATATTAGTTAAGAACGTGACGTTACCACGCTTAGTTCCAGTAGTAACTAGCTCTACTTGTTGCGGCTGCGCCCCGCCTTCGACAGGGAGATTGCCACCGCCTGTTTGATCGCCGCCTTCTTGGACTTGGGTCGGGACGTTCCGATTGTCCCCTTCGCCTTGTACTTGTCCACTAGTTCCTTGATATTGGCCGACACCACCTTCTGGGACTTGCCTGACTTGAGGGGCATTTGGAATCTCCGTTGGTTGAACAGGAGCAACCGCCGGAGCGGGTGCAGTAGGTGTAACACCTACGACAGGAATTGTCGTAGGATCAGCTATATAACTGTCAAGTTGTTTGAGTAAGTCATTACCGGCTTTAATATGATTGCTAAGGAGGCGCTTAGCTTCAGCCTTTGTAATGTCTTTAGCTTTGATTATGTTAGCCAATTCGCGTTTGGCGCTGGCCTTTATTCCTTGCTGTAGTCGAACACGATCTCTCTGCTCTGCCGCATAGAACGCGCGCAGTTGTTTGAGATAGTCAACCGTTGGCGGTTCAGCAAATGTCGGCGGCTCCACTGGATACAGTTCAGCTTTAGCTGCCTCACTCCTAGCAGCCAAGGCTGCAAGACTCGCAGCTTGCTGCGCTTGAAGTTGTCTTCCAATCGCTGGCTGTGTGCGACGAAGCCTAGCAGCACCACCTGCAAGAGGCAGCCCCGGCTGCGGCATATCCAATGGCAACTCAAGTTGCGTCGGCGTAACAGGAAGCGTAGCAGGTGTCGGAGCTACGCCCATACCACCTTCAAGAGGCAGCGGGATCTGTCCACCGGGAGGAGTTTGTAATACGCCTTGCGGAAATTCAAAGAGAGGTAAGCCAGTTGTATCTGGTTGTGTAGCAACACTGGGCTGCTGTAGTGGTAGTTCAAGTTGAGTAGGTTGACCTAATGGAAGTTCCATTTGCCCCGGCAAAGGCGCAGTGGGAGCCGACGGCTCTGGCGCAGGCGGCACAGGAAAACGCGGCATCTCCATAGGGAGTTCAAGCTGTGGACCTTGTGGGCCTTCAAGAGGCAGTTCCATTTGCCCCGGTGCAGGCGATGGTTCTTTTGGACCGCCAGCAGTCTCAAGAAGATTGGTAGGCTTATTACCTAATCCAACAGCAGGTTTAGTACCAAAAGCAGCACCAAATGCGCCACCAAGGACAGCGCCAGCGCCAGCAGCAATAAGTGCGTTCTCACCATATTTCTCAATGACATAGGGAGCCAGAGCCTTCCAGTCTGACGCATTTAATTTCCTACGAAACTCAGGATCAAATACCGCTTGCTGTGCAAGTTGGGTCACGCCTTCAGCAAATGCTTCAGACGCAGCGCCCTTGGCACCACCAACCGCAGCGCGACCGATTGCAGAGCGCGTGACTTGAGCGCCAGCGTTCTTAATTGCATCCGTGAAAAACGGTGAGAAGCCAGCAGCAATCTTACCTTCAGCAAAAGTCTGAAGGAGTGTCGTACCACCAGCGGCTGCAGCAATCTCAGCACCAATAAGTGGATCGTTAAGATTGTATGCAGGTGTGCCGTCTGGGTTCTTTGCGTTCTTTGCCGCTTCGTAAAAGTTCTGAAACTCAGATGGATAAGTGACAGCAGCCAGACCTGTAAGCGCACCGATAGTACGCGCTTGTCCAAGGTTAGCAGCAGCGCCAGCAATACGTGTGGCACGAGCAGCGCCAGCTAGTGCGCCAAGACCACCGCCTACAAAGGATAGACCAACGGACGGGACACCTTGAGCGACTGCATCCCAGATGTTAGACATCATCGAATTGGATTGCTGAATAAGCGCCGAGCGTTCCTGTTCAGCTTTAGTTTGGCCGAATGTAGTCTCAGCAAACTTAGCAATAGGTTCGCCAACGGATGGGGCACCAACGGTAGAGAGAATATCTCCAACACCACCGAGGGTTTGCTCAGCTAATCCACGTGCGCCGAGAGCGACGTTTGCACCAAATCCCCGTGGTGTCTTGAGCTTGGATACATACTGCCCATACGCTTGAGGGCTAAGTCCGATCCAGTCAGCGGCTACTTCACTTGGAGCGGGGGCTGAAGGACGACCAGCAAGTGGTTCACTAGCTGCAACTTCAAGTGGATTTGTAGCGTCAACAAGACGACCGCCTATCCAAAACTTCTGGGTAGATGGGCTGTAAGGAATGGACGCCATACCACCACTAGGTGCAAGTGGTTCGGGCGCGGCAGAACCTGCAACATCAGTGCCAGCAGGTACGCGTTTAAGTCCTGCGTTTTCACGCAGCATCTCAC